TCGGAGTACCCGCCGACCGCGCAGCGCGCGTTTATGCCGAGTGAGTTCCCCACACAGGCAAGGGCATAGGAGGCGAGGATGGGCAAGGGTATCAAACGAACCCCGTGGACCCGGCAGGAAGACGACTTCCTGCGCGAGCATTTCGACACGCTGGGAGACTTCATCGGCGTTCACGATCTAGGCCGCCAGCCCGGCGCTGCAACAGAACGGGTCCGCAAATTGAAGCGCCGTGGTCAGTGGATCGAGAAGGGCAACAGTTGGGCTCTTGTTGATGTGAGTTCCTATCCGATCAAAGTCCATTACCGCTAGGAGCCCCATCATGAAACCCAAGGTGATTAAGGCGTGGGGGTTCATCAACAACCGGGGGCGTCTGTCTTCCATTTATTACAAACTGAAGAAAGACGCCGTCTATAACGCCTGCAATAACGGCGAGCCCGCTGACTCCGTTGTTCGCTTGGAAATCCGCATCCTCCCCAACCGCAAGGCCCGATGATGGCAGCAGAAATTATTAGCCACGACTTTGGCAAGAAGGACCGGGATTTTGTGCGCAGGCTTTCGCGCCTATCGGGGCTTTGGCAGGACCACGTAGATGATGTGATGCGAAACCCCATCCCGCACTTGCAGGCGGCATCGAAAGTGGTCTGCGAGTTGAAAGACCAGATCGAGCGGGCGCGGTTAGCATCGTACAATCAAATCGTAATTACAGATTACGACGATTTCGTGCCGCCGCCGTACCTATCAACCATCAACGTCTCGAAAGACGAATGGGACCGGCTCCAAGAAATGAAGCGCATCATCTTTGAGGGGGCTTGAATGGAAACCGGGGCAGCACAGATGCAATGGTACGTGGCGAGGGTAACCCCTCACAATGTCCCGCGAGCGCGTCAGGAGCTTATCTCAAAGGCTCTGATGTACTCGCCTATGCGGAAGATCATTCGCAACATCAGGGGCGCCCGGAGGTCTTCCGAGTGGCCTGCGCTGCCTGGATATGTGTTCCTGTTCGCCCCGTATGATCCGGCGACATGGCACGCGATCCGTGAGACTTACGGCGTGCAAGAAATCCTGACGCCGGTCGGGGAATCGAAGATCGGCGTTCCGTGGTGCTGTCCTGTTGAGGATATCGACCATCTCCGACGCCTAGAGATACGCGGCGAATGGGACGAAATGAAGGAGTATCTCGCCGAGATGATCAAGCAGCCGCGCAGGCGTCGCCGCCCTCGCAAGACCAAGGCTGTTGAAAAGGCGGCTGCGGCTTGACTTGGGGTTGACAAGTATTGCGCAAATCAGTGAAGATTCGGGGGAGAGTTGCGTTGCGATTTGGTTCGCAATCGCTTTCGGCCACGCCGGGGCGTGATCCCTGCGATGGAGGTTTATGCGCTTTTAATCGCTGAAGGCGCGCTTACCCCGCATTCCCCCCCTCGAATCCTATCGCCCGCATGGAGGGCGCGAGAGATGAGCGACCTGACCGAAGAGCTTGGCGCGGCCAATCTGCGCATTCTGGAACTTGAAGAAGAGCTTCGGAATCTTCTCCAGATGCAAGCGCGCCTGATGACGAACGTTCTGACCAGCGCCGAAATGAAACTGGTCGATAAGCATTGCGAATGGCCGTCGTTCAAATGCGCGTTTAACGCCGTGATGAACAGCCGTTCCATTCCCCCCGCCCGCCAATAGGCAGGGCATACAGTTTCGAGGATAGCCGGGGGTGGCCGACGCGACTATCGGCCATTCTCGCAACGCCCGGCCTGCAAGGCCGCATCCGCAATGATCGCCAAGATACCCGCGCCGCTCGCGCGACACATCGCGGCGACCTATTACCCGGCGTCGCCGCGATGACCCTCCGCTACCGCCGCCAGCGATCAATTCCTCGCCGCACCACGACCTGCATCCCGGACCCCTACGGAGGCCCTAGATGAACCAATCCCCGGAAATTGTCGCCAGCGACGTTGCTGCGAACGGGCCTAGTTTTTCAGGGTCCGACCGTCTTCGATGGTTCGTCGTCGAGGCGTTTGAGCATTCCGTCGCTCAGGCCCGCCTCAATCTCGCCGTCGCCGGGCTCCATGTCTGGGCTCCGGTGGACGTGAAGCGACAACCGAACCGCTCCCGGTCAACGGCTCCCCGTCGCGATCTTCGCATTCCGCGGTTCGGGCGCTATCTGTTCGTACGCTGCAGGATGACGGATGCTCTGCGCAATGCGATCGACAACACGCCCGCCGTCGCCGGGCTCCTGGTGGCGTCGAAGGAGGAAGCGCCGTCCCCCATTCCGGATCACGTCATGGATTGGCTGCGCGAGCCGCGGGAAGCCGAAGGGGAGGTGCAGCAGCCCTATGTCCCCGGCGACAAGGTTCGCGTCACCGACGGTCCCTTCGGCGGGTTCGAGGCCAAGGTCGAGGATGTTGACAAGCGGGGGGCAATTCGAGTAGCCTATGAGATATTCGGGCGTCCGACCCCAGTCGTCTTGGAAGTCGGACACGTCGAAATGGTGCTGCCGGCCAAGTCGCGCGCCATCGTCGGCGTCAAATCGCACCGGGGAAGCAAGACAGCTTCTGGCCCGGTGCGTAAGCAATTCGGAACCTGATCATGCCTCTCCTGCGCGACGCTCGCCGCGAGCGCTATGCGCAACTCGTGGCGTCTGGCGTTCCCTACACCAAGGCCTATGGCCAGGCGGGCTACCTTGGCGGCGAAAAAGACGCTTGGAAATGCCGTTCGCGCGCCGATGTGTCGGGCCGCATCGACGAAATCCTTGGGGCCGCTGCCGCGAAGAACGATGTCACGGTGGAGCGCGTCGTCGGCGAACTCGCCAAGATCGCCTTTGCCAGCGCCGATGATTTCTTCGACTGGGGTCCGAACGGCGTCACGATCAAGTCGAAGGACGAATTGCCGAAAGAGCTTCGCGCCGCCATCGCGGAGGCGCAGGAAACGCCGGGCGAGTTCGGTTCTACCATTCGCATCAAGCCCTACGACAAGCTCGCCGCGCTCGACAAGCTCGGCCGCTATCTCGGCATGTTCCGCGAAAAGGTCGAGTTGGACGCGAACCTGAACGTCAAGGATGTCAGCCCGCGTGAACGCATCGCTAGCCGAATCGCTAGCCTCGCTTCCCGAGGCGCAAAGGGCTGAAATTCTCGCCAGCCTCAGCGATGATGAAGCCGAAGCGCTCGAATTCGACTGGAAATTCTGGGGCCGTCCGAAACAGTTTCTGCCGCTGGGCGATTGGCTCACTTGGCTCATTCTCGCAGGCCGTGGGTTTGGCAAAACCAGGACAGGCGCTGAGGCCCTTCGCGAACTTGTTTGCGGCTCTACGCCGCTCGCCAGCGGCGGCTATGGCCGCATAGCCGTCATCGCCGAAACTGCCGCCGACGCGCGCGACGTTCTTGTCGAAGGCGAAAGCGGCATTCTGAAATGCCACCCGCGCGCTTTCAGGCCCCACTACGAACCGTCGAAGCGTCGTCTCACATGGCCAAATGGCGCCGTGGCGACGCTTTACAACGCGGTAGAGCCCGACCAGCTTCGCGGCCCGCAACACGATCTCGCGCTGTGCGACGAACTCGCGAAATGGCGCTACGCCCAAGAGACTTGGGACCAGCTTCAGTTCGGTCTCCGCATCGGCGACAGGCCGCGCCAGATCGTGACGACGACGCCGCGTCCGATCCCGATCATCAAGAAGCTCATCGCCGCGGAGTCGACTGTGCTGACGCGCGGCTCCACAACCGAAAACAGGTCCAATCTTGCGCCGTCGTTCATTTCGACGGTCATCGCGCGCTACGAAGGCACACGCCTCGGCCGGCAGGAACTGGACGCTGAAATCCTTGACGACGTTCCCGGCGCGCTTTGGACGCGCGCCATGTTCGACGATCATCGCGTCAGGGAAACGCCAGATCTTCAGCGCGTCGTCGTCGCCATCGATCCTTCGGGCACGGGTGGCGAGGGCGACAGCGGCGACAGTATCGGCATCGTCGTCGCCGGACGCGGATACGATGGCCGCGGCTACGTCATGGCGGATCGCTCCTGCAAACTTTCTCCCGCCGGCTGGGGCCGGCGCGCGGTTGACGCCTACAAGGAATTCAGGGCGGACCGCATCGTGGCGGAGCGAAATTTCGGCGGCGCGATGGTGCAGCATGTCATTCGCACCGCGGATCGCAATGTCTCCTACAAGGAAGTCGTGGCGTCGCGCGGCAAGGCGGTTCGAGCGGAGCCTGTTGCGGCGCTCTACGAACAGGGCCGCGTCTCGCATATCGGCTCCTTTCCCGAACTCGAGGATCAGGCCTGCTCCATGAAAAGCGACGGCTATCTCGGCGAAGGGTCACCGGATCGGCTCGACGCCCTCGTCTGGGCGATGACTGAACTGATGCTCGACACCGGGCCGTCGCTGATGGACGCGCTCTGAGCGATGTTCGCGCTCGACGGGTTTGAAAATCTTGTGGCCGGTATCGCCGGCAGTCGCGACAAGGCGTCGGCGTCTTCGTGGTCTGTGGAACAGCGCGCGCCGCTTGAATACGAGGCGATGTATCGCTCCGGCTGGCTTGGCCGGAAGATCATCGACATCCCGACCGACGACATGACGCGGAAATGGCGCGTCTGGGACGGCGATGCCGCGTTCATCAAGCGAGTCGAGGAGTCCGAGAAGAAGTTCGGGACGCCTGAGCGCGTCACCAAGGCGCTGCGCTGGTCCCGGCTGTTCGGTTCCGCCGCCATCATGATCGGTGTCAAACCGCGCCTCGGCAAGCCGGACGAACCGCTCGACGTCTCCCGCGTCACCGAAGGCGATCTTCTCTATCTCCACGTCGAGATCGCGCCGTATCTGACGATCCAGACCTGGAACAACGATCTGCTATCACCCGATTTCGGGAAGCCTGAGTTGTATCGCTACCAGCCGTTCAGGCATGGTGGCAGCATCGGGCCTGCGGAGATGACCTCGGCGGCGAGCGTGTCTCTCCCGGTTCACGCGTCGCGCGTCATCCCGCTTTCGGGCGTCGGCCTTCCTCCCTATGCGGCGCTGCAATCGAACCGCTGGGGAGACAGCGTCTTCACATCGATCGAGCAGACGCTGAATACGGCTGGCTCCGTGACCGCGGTTATCGCCTCGCTCCTGACGGAAGCGAAGCTCGACGTCATCAAGGTGAAAGACCTCGCCGCATGGTCCGCGACGGTGGAAGGCGAGGCGAAGCTGAAGAAGCGATTCGCGCTGGCGATGTTCCTGAAGAGCATCAATAACCAGCTCATCCTGGACGCCGATGAAGACTACGACCAGAAGCAGATCGCGTTCTCCGGTCTAAGCGACGTCCATATCAGGATCATGCAGGAGATTTCCGGCGCCGCCGATATCCCGGTGACGCGTCTTCTGGGGCAGACGCCGGCCGGGCTGCACGCCACGGGCGACAACGACCTCAGGAACTATTACGACGCGATTTCCGCGAAGCAGGAAGCCGATCTTCGCCCTGTCCTGGATCGGCTCGACGCGATCATGTTCGCCTCGAACGGGGTCACGCTGCCGAAGGACGCCAAGTTCCGGTTTGCGCCGCTGTGGCAGGAAACCCCGACGCAGCGCGCCGACAATGCGCTGAAGAAGTCGCAGGCCACCAAGGCGCTTTACGACACTGGCCTTCTGGACGACGAAACGCTGGCCAAGGGCGTCGTCTCGCAACTGATCGAGGACGGCGTCTATCCCGGCCTCAAGGCCGCGGTGAAGGACAGCGCCACGGGCGGCGTTGCCGATCCGGAGGATGACCCGGAGCCGGGACCTGAAGAGATGAAGGCGCTTGATCCGCCTGCGCTTGTGAAGCCGGCGCGGAAACCGCGCCAGCCGAAGAATAATTGAGTTTCGGCCTTCGGGCCGTCCGAAGCACTGTCGGGTGATCGACGTCTCCCGGCAGGGCAACACGCTCTCGGGCGTTTCCTCCCTAGACTTCGGGCCGCGTCTTTCTTGGGGCGCGGCCCCTTTTCGGGACGCCTGATGTGAAGGCCCGCACGATCATCCTTGCGCCCATCAAGCCGCGCCGGGCCACCGAAATCGCGTTGCGCCGGATCATCATCGAGATCCTTCGGGAAATCGAAGAGCGCCGCGCCGACATTCTTTCCGCCGCCATCGCGGCACGAAGCGAACTGCACCACGACAGGATCGATCTCGGATCGATCCTCGAAGGCATCAAGGCTGCGGTCGGACCGCTGGCTACCGCCGCGCGGTTCATGATCCGCCGCCTGTTTAAGATCGAGAGCGTCCGGCACGGCCAGAAATGGATGCAACAGGTCAACGCTGCGATCGGCGTGGATCTGAAGGCGGTTGTGGCAGACGCCGCAGTCGAAACACTCATCGATCTCGCGACACAAAAGAACGTCGCGCTGATCACTGGCCTCACCGCCGATGTTCAGAAACGCATCGAAACGGTCCTGATAGACATGATCACGGCCGGCAAATCGAACGCCGACATGGCGAAGGCGCTCGATGCGCAGTTCCAGTTCGGTCGGAAGCGCGCCGCGCTCATCGCTCGAGATCAGGCCGCGAAGTTCAACGGCAACCTGAACCGCATCCGGCAACAAGAAGTCGGCGTCACCGACTACATCTGGTGGACGGTGCAGGACGAACGGGTGCGCGGTAACCCGGCCGGCAAGTACCCAAACGCGAAGCCTTCGCATTGGGCGCGGCACGGCAAGCAATTCGCCTACGCGGACCCGCCGAGCGATGGCAACCCCGGCGAACCGATCAACTGCCGCTGCATCGCGCGCCCGGTCCTGAAGGTGCCCTGACATGGATTGGACGTTCACAGACGCCGCCGCAATCTCCGGAGCGCGCGTCACCGCCGATGGCTACATGGCGGCCGACGTCCGCTGCGCCCGCACCGGCATTCAGGTCTATCGCGGCTACGAAGTCGGCAAGCCGGACATGAAGGATGTCCGCATCTACCGGCCGGAAGAGGAAGTCTTTCACGCCGACGCGCTGGCCTCGCTCGCGCATCGTCCGGTGACGAACGATCACCCCGCCGAACAGGTCACGGCGGCGAACTGGAAGCGTGTCGCGGTCGGGCAGACCGGCGACGGTGTCGTCCGCGACGGCGGCTTTGTCCGTGTCCCGATGGTCCTGATGGATCAGGCGGCGATCGACGCCGTCAAGGGCGGCAAACGTGAACTCTCGCTCGGCTACGACTGCAATCTCGACTGGACGCCCGGTGTGACCAAGGACGGGCAGTCCTACGACGCCATTCAGCGGAATATCCGCGGGAACCATCTCGCCATTGTGGACGCCGGGCGAGCTGGGCATGCATGTCGCATCGGCGACAAGGCGCCCGACAACAATGGAGGTCGGCAGATGTCCGGCACGAACCTGAAGACGGTGCTTGTCGACGGCATCCCGATCGAAACGACGGATGCCGCGGCGACTGTGATCGACACGCTGCAGAAGCGCGTCGCCGAGATCACGAAGACGGCTGGCGAAGCCAAGGCGACGCATGACGCCGCGCTCGCGGCCAAGGACTCCGAACTCGGCAAGAAGGACGCCGAGATCGTGAAGCTGAAGGCTTCTCAGATCGACGACGCCAAGCTCGACGCGCTCGTCACCGCCCGCACTGCGGTCATCGCCAAGGCGAAGATCGTCGACAAGGACGTGAAGACCGAAGGCGTCGCCATTCCGGCGATCCGCCGCGCGGCCGTCATTGCCCGTCTCGGCGACGACGCCGTCAAGGACAAGAGCGACGATTATGTCGAAGCGCTGTTCGACGGCCTCGCGGCTGCCGGCGATCCCAAGGACCCGATCGCGGAAGCTGCGCGCGCCTCGCTCGGCGACAAGGCCAAGGGCGGGGGCTCGCCGGAAACGGTGCGCGACGCCGCCTATCAGGAATATCTCGACGGGCTGACCGGCGTGAAGAAGGAGGCCAAGTAATGGCTCTGCAGACCACCTATTCGACGCAGACGGCCGCTCGCGCCGGCATGCTCGCCGACATGCAGGAGAGCTACAACGCCTTCTCCCGCACCGTCGAAACCACGGCCGGCGTCGACTTCGGCAAGCCGGTCCAGCGCGGCGCCGCCGACGGCGGCTGCAAGGCGATCGGAGACGGGTCGGCGACGACCTTCCTCGGCGTTTCGCTGCGCACGCAGTCGCGCGACGCCAACAACGGCGACAAGTTCGCATTGCGCGAGGATGCCCGCATTCTCGACAAAGGTGTGGTGTGGGTCGTTCCTGGCGCGGATGTCGCGGCAGGCGACGCCGTCTACTACACCACGGCAGGCGTCTGGACGAATACGTCCAACACCGGCGCCAATGTCCTCGTCGCCAATGCGATCTGGGATTCCACGGCTTCCAGCGGCGGTTATGCCCGCCTGCGCCTGAAGTAAGGAGCGCACGCACATGAAAATGCCCTTTGCCGACGCGCAGGCCGGTTACGGCTTTGTCGTCTCCCAGACGGCTCACATCGAGCCGCAGGTCTATCGCACCAAGTTCACGCAGATTCAGTACGCCGATCTGCTGGCGGGCTGCATCGACGTGTCCGCCAATCCGTTCGCCAAGACGGTGACCTACTACAGCATCGAGTCGTTCGGCGGCGCGAAGTGGACCAGCGGCGACGCCGACGACGTCCCCTACGGCTCCGACGAGCGCTCGAAGTTCGAGACGCAGGTTCACACCGCCGCCCGTGGCTACAGCTACGGTTGGGAGGAAGTGAACCAGGCGGCGATGCTCGGCATCTCGCTCGACGCGGAACGCGCCATCTCGGCCCGCCGCGCCTACGAGGAGTTCGCCGACGCCATCGCGCTCACCGGCGACAGCGCCAAGGGCTGGGAGGGGCTGTTCAACAACTCGGCCGTCACCGCCTCGGCGGTCACGGCCGATGGCACGGGTTCGTCCGGCCTCTGGGCGAACAAGGACGCCGACCTGATCCTGCGCGATGTCAACGACGCCCTCACCGGCATTCAGACCGCCACGAACAACGTCATCCTCGGCGACACGCTGATCCTGCCCTACGCCCGGTTCAACACGCTCGCTTCCAAGCGCGTGCCGAACACGACGATAAGCACGATCGAATATCTGCGCGCCAACAACGTATACACGGCGCAGACCGGCCAGCCGCTCAACATCAAGGCCGCTCGCGGCCTCGATACGGCGGGCGCCAGCTCGACGGCGCGCATGATTGCGTTCCGCCGCTCGCCGGAAGTGCTGAAGCTGCATATTCCCATGCCGCTCCGCTTCCTGCCGGTGCAGATCGACGGCCTGCGCTACAAGGTGCCTGGCGTGTTTCGCCTCGGCGGGCTCGACATCAGGCTTCCGAAGGAAGTCATCTACCGCGACGGCATCTGAGCCATGCGCGTCACCAACACCTGCAAGGCGTCGCTCGGCTTCCCGTGCAATACGCTCGTTCACCCGGGCGAGAGCGCGGACGTGGCCGACGCGCATCTCGATCATCCCGTCGTCGCCGGTTGGGTTGACGAAGGCAAGATCGAGATCGCCGGAACCAGCGACGCCAAGCCGGCCGCGCCTGCCCGCAAGGCCAGAGCGGCCGACAAGGCGGAGTGAACGATGAGCCTGACGCTTCCATCGACGGAACAGTTCAAGGCGCGCTATCCGGCGTTCGCGTCGGCTGGCGATGCCTTGATCGACGCCGTCATGATGGAGGCTTCAGCGCAGGTCGATGAGAACTGGTTGGCGCAGGACATCGCGCCAGCCATCATGGCCTACACCGCGCATCTGCTGACGGTCGAAGGTTTCGGTTCGACGATGCAGTTGCCGAATGGCGCTTCCGTTCAGGTCGCCGGGCCGATCGATGCGATCCAGATCGGCGACGTTCGCACGACCTACGCCAACGGCGTGGTGCGCGCGAAGATGCAGATGGACGGCAAGGATACCGGACTGAAGGAAACAGCTTTCGGCCGCCGATTCCTCGAACTGCGCCGCCGCAACACCGCGCCTGTCATGGCGATCACCGACGCAGATGGTTAGCATTACGACAAGGCTGAAGGTCGAGCACAAAGGCGTCGATCTGATGCGTCGTCTTCGGAAAGTGAAGTTCTCACTCACTAACGATCCTAAAAAGGTCAAGGTCGGCTTTCCCGCAGGCAAAGCCCCCGGCGATCTGATCAGCATCGCGTACTGGAACCACGAAGGCACGAACCGCGCCAAGGGCGACGTGTTCATGCGCAACGGCAAGACAGGCATTTCCGGCCCGATCCCACCGCGCCCATTCATCACGGTCGCAATGTTCAAGGGACGGCGCGTTATCAAGATGGCGCTTTATGCCGAAACGAAAGCACTTTTCGACGGCAAGTCCGATTTGAAGAAATCAATGACCAGGCTTGGGATGGCCGGCCAAGACCTCATTCAGGTGCAGATCGGCTCCGGCATGGGGCCCGCGAATTCTCCGATGACAATCTTTCTGAAGGGTTCCTCGAAGACGCTCGTCGATAATGGCCGCATGTTCCAATCCGTGACGTGGGACTTCGACAAATGAACATCGGCGCGCTTCCTGTCGCCGTCATGGGCCGTCCGGCGACACTGCGGCGCCATCCTGCCGGGGCGTGGTCCGACAACGGGCAGTTCGTGCCTGGCACGGCGACGGAAACGACGATTCAGGCCGTCATTCAGGCTGCATCAGAGAAGGATCTTCGGGTTCTCCCGGAAGGCGAGCGCACCGACGGCTACGTCACGATCTGGTCGCTCACCGAACTGCGCACCGCCGACGAAGACGCCGGCACGGTTGCCGATGAAATCGAGGGGCCGGAGGGCGAGGCGTTCCGCGTGGTGCGCGTCGCGTATCGGCCGGAGGGCGGGTTCTGGCGCTGCATAGGGCGGAAGATCGATGACCGAGGACGATCTCTCTGACCGACTGCAAGCCTATCTGAAGGCAATCGACGATGAGGCGACGGCTCTCACGCCTGGCCGCGTCGGGCTTTCGAAGATCATCCGCGATCACATGAACGCACCGCGCCCGCAAGGGCCGTATGCGATGATCACGTTACTCGGCTCGAACGATCTCGCGGAAGCAGATCATCCCTGTTACGGCACGGCGACGATCGGAGGGGCCGAGCGCGTCACCGAAACCCGCATTCGAGCGGCGGAATACAAGTTCAGGGTCGATGTCTATGCGCCGCGTGCGACCGATTACACGCGCCTTTTCGAGCGCGCGCTTCGTTCGGAACGCGCCAACGTCGATCTAAACGGCCTCGTTGTCCGGCGCGTCGATCCGGTGACGCAGGCTCCGGAACTCGTCGGCCAGAAATGGGAAGGCCGCGCCCATTTCACTGTCGAACTGGCCGCGCTGACCCGCGAAAAGCTCCTGATCGATGTCATCGAAAGCGGCGACATCAGCTTCGAAGGCCGCGGCGCGGCCGAGATCAACGCAAGCCTGCATTTCCAGAAGGGCTAATCAATGGCGAAACTTCCCTATAGCCGCGTTGTCGATGTCACGATCACGCGACAGGACCGGTTCCCGACGGCGGCCGGCTTCAACACCGCCCTCCTGATCTCCGGGACCACGCTCGCCGGCAAGGTCGACGGCACGCATCGCACCAAGCTCTATTCGTCGATGGACGAAGTGATCTCGGACGGCTGGCCGACGACCTCGGAAGCCTACAAGGCGGCCAACGTCTTTTTCAGCGCCCGTGTCCGGCCGCGTCAGCTCAAGATCGGCTACGCCGACGCCACCGTGGCGGATGTCACCACGGAACTGAACGCGATCTATCTCGCGGACAGCGACTGGTACTGGGGCATGCACACCAACGAGTTCGACGGCGCGGACCAGATCAAGATCGCGGATTGGGCCGAGGCGCATTCCGTCATCTTCGCCATCGGGTCGTCGGACGTCGATACCGAAACGGCCGGCGGCAATGCTTCGTCCTCGATCGCGGCCTATACCCAGTCCCTCAGCTACGACCGCTCGCCCGTGTTCTACCACACCGACGCCGCCGCCTACCTCGGGCCGGGAGCGTGGGGCTATGCCGCCGCGCGCGATCTCGACCGCTCGAACTACAATCTCGCCAAGAAGGGCGTGATCGACTCCGGGCAGGCATACACGCTGAAGTTCAAGGAAGTGCCGGGCATCGCGACGATCAACAAGCCGTCGGCTGCGGTCCAGGCGATCACGGGGTTCGTTCCCGGCCTCGGCCTCAGCAAGGACGCTGGCTACTTCGCGAACACCTACGTCAACATCGGCGGCCTCGACATGATCGTCGAAGGTTCGTGCCCGTCTGGCGCGTTCATCGACGAAATCCACTTCACGGACTGGCTGAAAGCGCGGACGCAGGAAAGCATCCTGGGCGTGCTGGCGAACAATGCTCGCGTTCCCTACACGAACAAGGGCATCGGCTTCCTGATTTCTGCCGGCGTCGAACCGCCGCTGCGCCGCGCCTATGCGGCGGGCCTGATTGCGCAGGATCAGGACGACAACGGCAATGACCTCCCGCCGTGGGAAATCGCCGTGGATGATGTCCTCAACATTCCGGCGTCGCAGCGTCGCCAGCGCATCGCGCCCGACATCAAGGTCACGTTCCGCTATGCCGGCGCGATCCACTACGCCAGCGTCACGATGACGCTGCAGTTCTGAACCCGGAGGTCACACGCACATGGCACAGGATTGCGCGCCCTTCGGCGTCTATTCGTGGAACAACGTCGCTTTCCAGATCGATGGCCGCCAGGTCGTCGGGCTCTGGGAGGGCGACGACGTTCTGAGCATCGAGCCGTCCACCGAACTCGGCACTCCCGTGATCGGTGCGGACGGTTCCTCGATCGTCTCCGTCACCGCGGACCAGTCGGCCAAGCTCACCGTGAAGCTGATGCCGACGTCGCCTTTCAACGCGTACCTGAACAACAAGGTCAGGAAGATGCGCGCCGGCGGGCTGGCGTCATCGATCACGTTCCCCGTCGGCTTCCTCGATATGTCCACCGGCGAAAGCGGAGCCTGCACGCAGGCCATCGTGACGAAGATCCCGGATGTCTCCAAGGGCGCCAACGCCACGGAGCGGACCTGGGAAATCTTCTGCCCGTGCTGGGTGCCGTCCGAAGTCCAGATCGGCCAGGCCTGAAGGTGACGCATGGCCTCTGAAAAAAAGATCGCAGGCGTCATCTACCGCTTCGAACCGCTCACGGGCTGGGAGGCTTTGGACGCGCTCGAACTGCTGTTCAAGGTCGCTGGACCGTTCGTCCCGATCCTTGAGGCCGTCCTCTCCGACAAGGACGAGGAACGCACCAAGGCGATCGTGCGGATCGCGCCGGAAATCCTTCGCTCCCATGACGGGGCGTCGATGCGGGCGCTGGCCGAGATGCTGTTCAAGTCCTGCCGCGCCGACAAGGATGAAGTCGTCGTCGGCGTGAAGCCGCAGTCTCTGACCGAGATGTTCCAAGTCTTCGCCTTCTGCCTCGAAAAGCAATTCTCCGATTTTTTCGGCGGCGCCGGGCTCGGGAGCTTGCTCGCACTGTTGCCGTCGGCGCAGGCGACGAAAAGCCCCTGATCTCGGCCGATGATGTCGCGGCCATAGCGCCGAACTCGACGCGCCATGCTATGATGTGGCGTCTGGTTTTGGCGGATATCTGTTCGTTTGGCGAGGCGAAGCGCATGACGCTTTGCGAGATGCTGGACGCCAACGAACAACTCGACCTCAAGGAGGAGGTCGAGCGCCGGGCCTTGGCAAGAGCCCAGAAAGACCGCTGACGGTTCCGCTTGCCGGGCGAGGCCGACTCGGCAAGGCTCCCGCCTCGGATAGGGGAGGCGGGGATGAACTGGAAGCTTGGATTGTCGCGGGTGTTCGTCGTCTTCAGCGCGGTCGTGTTCGTCGCGGTCTATTTTTCGTGGGGGCGGCACGGCATCGGCCTTGCGCTTCTACACCCAGACGCGGCGTCGTGTGCGTGGCTGGACGCCAACCATGCTGGTGGCCTTTCGGCAGAACTGACGACCGAACACTGTCTTTCGTCGCCCAACTTGATGCGCATCTATGGCTGGGTGGTAGTCGTTTCGGTTTGGTGGCTTGTGTCGGCGGTTACGCTGGCCGTGGGCGCCACTGTCTACTGGGTCGCATCTGGCTTCGCCAGAACGACATAGCGAGGCCGCATGGTCGTTGAAGAACTCGTCGCTAAACTCGGCTTCAAGGTCGATGGGCTTGGCGAACTCAAGAAGTTCGAGAACGGACTCAAGAACGCCACCAAGGGCGTTTCGAAGTTCGGCACCTCGCTCAACAAATGGCTTTCCGGGGCCAAGCTTGGCGCGTTGAATGGCGTCAGCGCCTTCGGCGGCAAGCTGGCGCAGGGTTTCAAGTCTGCTGCGTCATCGATCGCCATTGCTGCCGCTGGCGCTGCCCGCATGGTGGCGGCTATCTCAGCCGGCATCGGCGTCATGGGCGTCATGGTCGGAATGGCTGCGAAGCTCGCCTACAACTTCGTCAAGGCGCGCGGTGAGGCCGCCCGGATGCGGCGCGAGGCGCAGTTGGGCGCGGAGGGCAGCCGCACCAAGATCGGCAGCGTCGAAGCCTTGCAGAAGGGCCTTGACGCCATCGCCGCCAGCGGCGCGCTGAAGGACGTGGCGAAGAAATTCGTCGACAACGTCGCCAAGGAGGCGGATGCAGAAATCCGCGGCGAGGGCGACAAAAAATACGACAAGGCCGGCATCAAGGTTCTGGACCCGCGCACCGGTATCCAGCGCGACACAACTGCGGTCGCACTCGATGTCCTCGGCAAGTATGCCGATATGGTCAAGAAGGGGCAGGACGCGCGCCGCGAGGCCGCCATAGAGGCCGCCAAGGGAAACAGGAAGGGCGAAACGGCGGCGATCGGCCGCGCCAACAAGTCCGAACTGGAGGCGCGCAAGTTCGCCAACGACTTCGGCATCGACGGCGAGCTGATGGCGTCGATCCGGGCGCTGCGCAATGGCGCCGAAGAGTTCCGCCAGAAGATGGCCGAGGCCAATAAGGCCAATCCCGGGCTCACGTCCGAGGAGGAAGACCGCAAGAAGCAGCTTGCCGAACGGTTTTCGACGCTGGCGAACAAGTTCGAGGGGATTTCGGAAGCGGTCTCGCGCTCATTCGGCAATATGGCGGATATCATTGCGCTCAAGATCATCCCGGCGCTGGATCAACTGGCGGAAGCGCTGCAATCCGTCCTGAAAAAGCTCGGCATCATGTCCGAGACGAAGGGCGAGGTCGAAGATCGCGCCAAGGCGAAGGCTGAAGCGTCGAAGGACGCGCCTGCCGTCGCCGCCGCGAAGAAGGCCGTGCAGCCCGTCAGCAAGGGCGATTTTGTCGCATGGTTCATAGGCCTCGGGGATGAGGTTACGAAGGCGAAGGCCGCCCTGGCCGACGCCGCCAAACAGTATGAGGTCGCCAAGTCGCAGCGCGCCGCCAATGCCGGCGAAAACATCCGGCCGGACGCCGCTGCAGCAATGGAAAAGGCATTCCAGGACGCCGCGCAAAAGCTGATCGAAGCGTTCAAGCATCTGCAAGAAATCCAGAAGCAGAACACGCCGGATGCACAATCCAAGAAGGCCAACGAAAAGGCCGAGAAGAAGGAAGATCGGCGCAGCTACAACGACATCGGCAACGACAAGCGCAACATCACGAACTCGGTCACGGTGAACGCGACCGGCCTCGAGGAAGTCGCCGCGAAGGTCAAGGCCGCTGTTCTGGGCGCCATCTCGACCAAGGCGGCGAACACGTCAACCGCCGCGTTGAACACGCCCTGATGGCCTGCGCGTCCTGCCTCAAAGCCCGTTCTGCCGTATCTGGGGCCGCCAAGGCCGTCGTCAGCGGCAATCTCCGTCTGGCGGCTCGCGAAGCCGGGCAGGTGGCCGGAGCGCTGTCTGAGAAGGCCGCAGACGAGGCTAGGCGGGTTCGGTCGCTTCTGACACGCAACCGCAAGCCGTGAGGCCGAGATGAGCTGCGTTATCCTCTCCCGCGACATCGGCGGCATTCCCGTCGATGTGATCGTATCCGAGGAAGCATTCTCGGAGATGGAAATCCCGGAGCATCCCGTCGAGAAGGGCGCGAAAGTATCCGATCATGCCTGGCGCAAGCCGGAGGTCATCAACCTCGAGGCGGCCAACGCCGACGCGGCGCAGGCCGGCTACGACGCCTTCAAGGAAGTGCAGAAGCGGGCCGAACCGTTCGACTTCATGTCGGGATGGACGCTGCACAAGAATATGCTGATACAGACCCTGAACCCGTCGCGCGACAAAGAGACGGGCCAGATCTTCAACTTCTCTTGCATCCTGAAGGAAGTGATTATCGTCGAGACGCAGGAGAGCGGCGGCACGCAAGGCAAGGCGGGCGGCAATGGCGGCGACGAACGCGGCCAGTCCGAGACGGCGCGCGGCCAGGTGCAGGCGATCGAAACGTCCGGCGAAGCCGTCCTCGAACGAATGCAGGCGCTGTGATGGCGACGCTCTACGAAATCCCTGTGATCGACGCGCCGCGCCAGACGCTGGAAACCGTGATCGGCGACAGGCCAGCCTCACTGTCGATCAACTGGAACGCATGGCTCGGGCGCTGGTCGCTCGGGCTCGCGCTCGGCGGCGTCAAGATATTCGAGGGTGTCCGCATGGTGCCCGGCGTCGATTTCCTGAAACCGTATCGGCTGGGTATCGGCAAGCTGGCGCTGGTCGAATGGCAGGGCTCTGGCGGCAATCCGGGCCGCACCGAATTACCGGCCGGAACCTTCAGGCTCATCTTCCTGCCTGCGTGAGGCCTTATGTCGCGGCTGTGGCAGCGCATCGTCCGGGTCACGGTGTCCGGGTCCGGTGGATCGGCGACGTTCGATGGAACGCAGGCGCCGGAAGCCGGCCTGAAGATCGGCTTTTCCGTCTCGAAGTCTCTTGGCTCCGCGCAGAATACCGGCACGGTGACGATCACCAACCTGTCGAAGTCGCGCCGCAACAAGCTCGGCGAGGAATACGACAAGCTGGAACTGCAGGTCGGCTACAAGGACAAGGGGCCGTCGCTCCTGCTCACCGGCGCGATCCGCGACGCCTCGCACACCAAGGATTCGCCAGACATCGTTTCAACAATCGAGGTGGGAGACGGCGACAAGGGCGTCAATAAGGGCAAGGCGTCGAAGACGTTCAAGGCCGGCACGAAGCCGAAGGAGATCGTCGACTATCTCGTCAAGCAGATGCCTGATGTCGAGATGGGCAAGACGAAGGGCCTTGACGATCTCCCGGCTTACAAGCGGCCGGTCACAGTGTTCGGCCATGCGTTCCGCGAGCTGAACGAACTCGGCCGGCATCATCTGTTCTACTGGTCGATCCAGAACGGCAAATTCGAGGCGGTGAAGAACGACCAGCATCTGGGCGACGCGGTGCTGGTCTCGCAGGAAACCGGCCTGATCGGCGTGGCGGAGCCAACAGACAAGGGCGTGAAGTTCAAGATGCTGATCGACACGCGCATCATGCCCGGGCGGCTGGTCGACGTGCGCTCCGATTTCCTCGATTCCAACTCGGGCCGCGACAAGCGCAAGTCCGACGACGGCGGCGGCAAGTTTCGCGTCGCCACCGCGAATTTCTCCGGCGATAGCCGCGACGCGCCATTCTTCGTCGAGGTCGAAGCGCATCGCGTCCAGGGCGAGAAGGTCCAGAAATAGTGGCCGGTTATCAAGGGACATCGACGCGCAAAGACCCGGTCGAGGCGTTGCTCGCCGTGATCGAGGCGGAGCGCCGCGACACGCACACGACGCTGGTCGGCGAAATCGTCTCCTACGACGCCAAGCGCCAGCGGGCGACGATCAAGCCGCGGCTGAAGCAGACGATCGACGGCGAGACGATCGAAGCGCCGAACCTCGAGGAAGTCCCGGTCCGCCATCCGCGCGCGGGCGGGCTCATCCTGCACAAGCCGCCGAAGAAGGGCGACGAGGTCAAGCTGTCCTTCCTGTCGCGCTCGATGGACCAGAGCGGCGACGACGGCTCCGCGATCGACCAACATCCCGGCCGGATGCACGATCTGTCCGACGCCGTTGCTGAACTCGGTTCCTATTCCAAACCGAAGGAACTGAAGAACCTGCCGGCCGACCGGATGCACTTCGGCACCGAAGACGGCAAGTCCGGCATCCAGATGAAGGAAGACGGCACCTGGGACCACAAGAAGGGCGACGACACGCTCTGGACCTTGGTGATCGACTATCTGAAGGCCTACCGCGACCACAAGCACGCGGGCGTCCCGATGGATGCTGGCGACATCGCCAAGGCGAATGCGCTGATCCAGCGCGCCGAGAAAATGAAGGCCTCCTGACATGGCGAAATTCGTCGGGCTCGCCATCAAGCCGTTCAATGATCTGGAATTGACCGAGGACGGCAATCTGCGCCTCGTTTATGACGCCGAAGCGGTCGGCCAGCACGCGCGTCAGCGGCTCACCTTCTACAAGGGCGAATGGTTTCTGGACCCGGCAGTCGGCGTCGACTGGTTCGGCCGCGTGCTTGGCGCGCAGGGGCAGCGCAACACGCCCGTCGCCGAAGCGATGGTGAAGGCCACGATCCTGAAGACGCCGGGCGTCACCGGCATCGTCTCGATTGACACCGCGTACGACAAGGTCTCGCGCGGCGTCCGCGTCGGGACTTGCGAAGTCGAAACCGAGTTCTCGGAACCGGCGCTGATCTGAAGGTTTTTCAATGACGACCTATGGAACGACGCCGGCCGGCTTCGTGCGCAAGCCGCTCGCCGACATTCTTGCCGACATCGAGACGAAGGCGTCGGTCGTGTTCGGCGCCGGCGTGATCCAGACGCCGGAAAGCCCGCTCGGCCAGTTGAACGGCTTGGTGGCGTCGATCCTCACCACGGCGTGGGAAATCGCCGAAGACACATATCAATCCTACGACCCGGACCAGTCCGAGGGCGCGCGGCTGGAGCAATTGGGCCGCATTCGCCTGCTCGAGCGGATTTCTGGCGAAACCGATATCGACTACCGTCAGGCGATCACCAACGCCGGCCGCGCGCGCATCGATCTCGCCGACATCGAGCGCGCGGTGAAGGATGTCGATGGCGTCACCTGGTGCAAGGTCTTCGTCAACGAGACAAACGCGCTCGACGTCAACGGCATCGATCCGCACAGCATCGCCGTCGCCGTTCTCGGCGGCGATGACCTGGAAGTCGCCGCCGCGATCCGCGCCTATGTCGTGCCGGGGGTCTCAAGCTACGGCAACACGCTCGCCAATGTCGTGGTCGACGGCTACTGCCGCCCGGTGATGTTCGTGCGACCGACCATTCTGCGCGCCGCGCTGCATGTTCAGATCAGGCGCACCACGGACCGCCTTGGCTGCCCGCCTCCCGCCATCGGTACGCTGAAAACGACGATCGCAAGCCAGTTTGCGGGCGCGATGCGGCTCGTCAATGGCGAGGCCCTGACGCTGCACGGCGTCCGGCTCGCGGCCTCCTGCACCTTCCCGAATATCGAAATTCTCGCCGCCTATTCCGGCCTGCCGCCGTCATCCGACGCCGTTCCCCTGCCGTTCAAGCCGGCGTTCTTCGACATGCTGACGATTTCCGCCGATGACATCGTGGTTGAGGTCGTGCCGTGACCGATTGCCCGGTTCAAGGCGAACTGGTCGAGGCCGAAATCGACCGCATCGCCACGCAGTACCGCGAAGCGAACCGCCTCATCGGCTACATGCGCGCGGTTCTGGGCGAGGTCGAAGACGCGGCCCGCGCGGCCTGCGCCATCCCGAACTATTTCGACCTGCTGTCTGCGGTAGGCGAGCAATTGACCTTCATCGGCAAGCGCATGGGCTTTCCGCGCTGCCATTGCATCTGCGCACCGACGCCCGTCCTTGGCTTCTCCTGCGAGGGCGTCGATGAGCCAATTCCGATCGCCGGCGCCTGCGAGGAAGCGACATGGCTCGCCTGCCACGACAGCGGGGCAGGCGATCTCTGCATCTACGACGACGAATCCTATCGCGCGCATCTCATGGCTCGCCGCTACCAGATGCTCGGCCTGTTCGATTGGGCGAGCCTGAGAGCGGCCATACAGACGGTATGGGGCGCAACGGCGTGGATCGTCGACACCAAGCCCGGCCGCATCGTGATCGCGCCTGGGCGTCCACTCTCCAAGGCGGAGCGCGACCGCCTGCCGGTGACGCTACGCATTCTGCCGATCGCGCCGGGCGTCGACCCTCTGATGTGGCTCGGCGGCCCGGTTCTGGGTTTCGGAACCGGATGGGCCGGCGCCTGCGTCGGCGGCGAAATGCTCTGCCCGATCAAGATCGATCCCTACGCCTGCAACTGAGGATGCCTCACAGATGAAATCCGCACCTTCCGTCCCGTGGGCGAAAGCGCCGTCGAGCCAGCGCCGCGAACCAACTGCCGGCGAGATGGCCAACGGCTATCCCTGTGGCCCGTTCGATATGCAATTGTTCAACGAACTCGCCTATCGCATGTTTCAGGCGACGCGCGAGATTCACACAGTCGTCACGGAAGCCGGCCTCTCGCCGAACGACGACGACCTGACGCAGCTTTGGCAGGCGATCCGCAAGAAGTTCTCGATTTACTGGGGCGTCGACACCGGCACGAAGAATGCGATTGTCTGCGCGCTCGACCCGGTTCCCGATTCCTACACCACGCCGATGCTTATGGTCGTGCGCAAGATGGGGGCCGCCAACGACGCCGCCATGACGGCAAACTTCAACGGTATCGGCACTGTCGCGTTGAAGGATATGACCGGCGCCGATCTCTCGTCCGGCGCGCTTCCGGCCGGCGGCTACCAGATCATCATGTACGACGGCACGCAATTCCGCGTGCTTGGCGGATCGTCGAGCTACACGACGATCTCGGGGATCACCGCCACAGGCGGCGAAGTGATCGATGTCACCGTTGGGGGCGTCATCAACGCCAATTTCGAGAAGCCCGGTTATGAGGCGACGTTCGCCGACACCGACGTATTCGCGAAAAAGAAGGCCGGCGGCGTCCACAAGAAATTTACTTGGGCCGACCTCTTGTTGGCGATGCCGAATGGCGAAGACCCGCTCTGGTATGACGCGGCGAACCGGCTCTACAAGGTGAAGCGCTCGACCACGACGCAGATCGGCGTCGTGCGCAAGGCGACGCCGGCCGAAGTCGCGGCGCGCGTTGCCGTATCCGACAAGCCATACGTTGGGCCTGAAGATTTACCATCTTCGACCTTGTCTGGTCCGGGGTCTCTGTGGGAGCTGACCTATATCGGCTCGACATCATTCCTGACGGCCGGCACGACGATCACAGGCGCGTCTTTCAAGACGGCGATCACTGCATCCGCGTCCTATAGCGGCGTGATGACTGGCGCCCTCGACGCCTCGGGCATCGACAATGACTGGACGTTCAAAGTCTTGCGCACGCTGACTGTGTTGAACCCGAATGCGCTTCTCGATCCGGCCTATGTCTACGACACCGGGGTGACGCATATCGACGTCCTCCGTCGGATCAGTTGATCGGGGGCCGCGATGAACGATCTTTCGCTACCGACGGTCCCGAACACCGAGGAACTCGGGATCGTCCTGAACCTCGCTGACTTCGCGACGGTCTACGACCTTACGACGGCCACGTTCATCGCGCGCGTGTGCGACATGCGTGGCGGCGCGCTCACCCGCTACGAATGGAAGTCTGGCGGTTCGTCCGAATTTCCGAACGCCGTTCTGGCTTATGACGCCGAAAGCAAGATGATGGTCATGCGTGCGCCGTCCGGCGACATGCTGGCGCATTTTCCGCCAACGCTCCTTGCGCTGCGTGGCGGCGCCTTCGTCTGGGAGCTTGGGTTCTATCTCCCGACCGATCTGCACAACCTCATCGGCATCGGCGATGGGGCGTTCGCCGTCGAAAATGGAGTGATCGTCTAATGCCCGCCGTCACGCCCATTTCTGTCGGCGTCGCCGACATGCCGGAACCGCTCGATATCGACCTGGCGACGGCTATCGCCGCAACGCAGAGCTACGCACAACAGGCGCTGGATGCGCGCGATACAGTACTCGGTCTTGGCGCGCTGCGAAGCGCCAACAATCTCTCCGATCTCGGCAATGCCGCGACGGCGCGAACGAACCTTGGGCTAGGTTCGGCGGCCACACATGCGGCGACAGATTTCGATGCGTCCGGCGCCGCGGCGGCTGCGCTGGTGTCCGCTCAATCCTACGCAGATGCAAAAGTAACGGCGCTCATCAACAGCGCGCCGAGTATTCTCGACACGCTGGGCGAGATCGCGACGCAATTGCAGGCGGACGAAAGCGTCGCCTCGGCTCTGGCGACGACCGTGAGCGGAAAGCTGGCGAAAGCGAGCAACCTTTCCGATCTGGCGGACGTCGCCACCGCGCGGAGCAATCTGGGGCTCGGAACTGCCGCCCTGCTCGCTGCATCAGCGCTTTTGCTTGGTGCGAACAATCTTTCTGACATTGCCAATGCGGCGACGGCCCGAACCAATCTCGGTCTCGGGGCGCTGGCGACGCTCGGCGCCGGAACGGGCCTGTCATCGTCTGGCGGCAATCTTGTCCTCGGGGATGGTGCAACCATCGCGTATACGTCGAGCCTTTCAACTATCAATCTGATGAACGACTCTGCTGCGCTCTATCTTGGAGCGGCGTCGGACGTCGTTATTAAGCGCGATGCTGCTAACACGCTCGCGCTGCGCGCCGGCGCGAACGCGCAGGCGTTCAATGTCTACAACACGCGAACGGACGCCTCGAACTATGAGCGCGGCGCTCTGGGATGGTCATCGAACGTCTTCACCATCGGGACCGAAAAAGCCGGGACCGGCTCGACGCGCAATCTGAAGTTCATCATCGGCGGCACGACAAAGCTCGACTACGGTGTGACGAACGCAAACGCCTGGTCCGTCCTCGACGCGTTCTACACGAACGGCCACACGGTCCTTGGCGGGCTCTCGTATGTCGTGAACGGCATCAACGGACACCAAATTTCCGGCGGCCCCTATGTGCATGGATGGGCGAGTACATCGACGGTCAGTGGCAGTTCGAGCCCAGACACCGGCCTGTCGCGCTCGGCGGCTGGCGTTGTCGCGGTCGGGACTGGCGCGGCCGGATCGACGGCGGGATGGCTGCTCGCGGCGATCCTGCGCACTGTCGCGACAACGGTCGCTTCGCTTCCCTCCGCGTCGTCTGCCGGCGCGGGCGCGCGCGCCTTCGTGACGGACGCCACTTCAACGACCTTCGGTGCGGCAGCGGCAGGGTCGGGCACGAATGCGATGCCGGTCTGGTCTAATGGGACCGGCTGGTTCATTGGCTGATTGGGAGCAACGGATATGCCTCAGAACAACCCGATTTCGGTTGTGATCGAAATCACGAACCAAACTCTGTGCGACGGCGTCACCTTCGCAATGGACCGCTACAACGCGGATCTTCCGGAGAAAGTAGCGGCGATCAATGACGATGGAACGCCCAGGGTTGGCGAGGATGGGGCGGTCGTGATGATCGACAATCCAGCGCGCATCACGAATGAGGCGGATTATTTGCGATGGGCCGGCGCGCAGACCGTTCGGTCCTATGCGCGCCTGAAGGTGCAATACGATTTCGACGAGGGGACGATTGGCAAGGCGCAGCGCGACGCCGCGCTCGCCGCTCTCGCCTGAAGCCGACAAGAGGAGTCTCGATAGTGACCAACCGGAAATCCAGCCGCGCCAGCGCGGCGATGGCCGAGAATGCCGATCCGGCCGCGAATGAGGACGAGGCCGCATCGTCGCCGCCCGCGAAGGCATTCGCGGTCGTGTTCACGCCGCAGGAGGGCCAGGCGCTGATCCAGATGATCGACCATTTCGTGCGCGCGCAGGGGCTCGCGGCGGCCGGCGGCTGTCACGTTATTGCCGACAAGATCAATCAGGCGTTCGACGCCGCTCAAAAGCCGACTGCTCCCGCCGCCTGACGCAGGAATAAGGACTGGCCGCAGTTCAGCGGTCGTCACCGCCGCCTCGGTCGCCGGCAATAGCGGCCGATAACCCGGAAACCCGATGAAACTGTTCAACGTCCTCGCGGGCGCGCTCGCGCTTGCCTGTCTCGCCACGCCTGCTTTTGCCGAGATCGACGCGCCGTCGGCGCTGGAATGGGCTTCGGGCCAGGCCGCACATGTCGCATCGCTTCCACCGACATGCCGAGGCCGGCGTTGCCGCGCCGCTGTATCACCCCCGCTCGAAATCCGCTCCGCTCCGCAGATCGTGGCCGAGGCCTCCCGTTACATCGGGACGCGCAATCCGTATCGGTTCCGCGGGCCGGGCTGCAAGGTTTTCGTCAACATGATCGCCCGGCGCTCCGGCTTCTATGCCAACGCGAGCGCCCGCGCGTTCGACACGCGCGGCATGGGCCAGCGCGTCGCCTATCCGCAGCCCGGCGACTATCGCGTCTCGGCGCGGCGCGGCGGCGGTCATGTCGAGATTGTCGCAGCCGTCGAGGGCGGCGCCGTCACCACCATCAACGGCAACAAGGGGCGCAATCGCGTCGGCTGGTCGCATCGGTCGATCGCTGGCGCCGCCTATTACCGCCCGATCCGCTACGCGAGCCTGTGAGGAAGGCCATGGCAAAACTCCCGAAGCAGTCCGAATGCCTGAAGCTGTTCGGCAATCCGAGCGCCGCAGGATGGCAGGCGAAGCAATGCGTCAGCGTCCCCGT